CCGGTACTAAAATTAAATGCTCCATTACCTTCATCACCAGATGTGATACGATATTGAACCCTCACATCTTCGAATGGTTCTGGCTGTATGCCGTAATTGTTACCACCAAAATAAATTGCATATGAATTATCAAAATAGGCCTCTACATAGAAAACCTTATCGTCAGGTCTCACACCGAATATTGAATTTGCTCTAATGAAAATATTCTTATCTTCTGTTTCTTCGGCATCAACATAGACAACCAACGAATCAATATCTGTATTGTCATTCGTCAATTGTACTCTGAGTTTTCCATCTGCATCAATAATAAAGCCTTCTCTCTGAAAACTTGTAAGTGTTTGCCCTTCGAAAACTTCTACACCCTCAACAACAAATGTACCCTCGCCAATTCCAGCAGCAGGATCTACGGATACTCGTCTCGCAACGTAGGTTTGATCTGTGACGAAGTTATAATTCTCGCCGAGATAATTTGACGAGAAATCAGTGAATCTTGGAATCTCAATCGTCTGTGCTGTTTCAGCAGTATCCACGATGACGACATTCACTACAGCCTTGGCAGATTTTCTTGATCTTGGTAAATAATTGAGTTCTTTTGCATGAGACACAATTGAATTTTTCAATACAGCAGAGTCAAGGAACATCTCATTGATGGCCATGTTCGTGTAGAAATTATTCTGAAATGTATTATATGCCAAGACGTCAAGAAGCACACTCATATTCGAACCTTCAAAATCGTAGTCCTTAAATTGAGTCTGTGTTCTCAGATATTGCTTGAGTTGCGCTTTGGCACCATCAAAGTCGAGTTCTGTGATTGGTGTCTTAGGATTTGCCATCTTATCTTATCCTTTCTAAAATAACGTTAAGTGTTATTGGCTGTTGTTCGCTCTGCACAAAGAATCTTATTAATACGCCAATTGTATTATCATCGATATTTGACGATACTGTCACATCGATTAATTCACATCTAGGTTCGTATGTTTCAATACAGGTTGTTACCCTATCTTCGATTATCTTAATCAGACCGGGTGTAATGTTTTCAAAAAGTAAAGCTCTGATGCCACCACCAATGTAAGGTTGCATCAAACGTTCGCCGGGGTCCGTTAAAATTAAATTCTTAATTGACTCTTTTACCGCAGCCTCGTCCTTTAATACAGCAATATCCGAACTGATTGGGCTGAGTGCCAAATCTTTTCGCATATCAGAATAGAGAACAGGTTTTTTAGTTCTCGGCGTGTATACCTGTACTGTCATTTATTCTGGCCTCGGTCTTGACGTTAAGTCTAAGTGTATGTGATTGCTGTGTACCTTTGCATAACCAAAACCACTTTCATATGCACATTTCATCATTTCGTCGGGATCACCCACGATTTCTACATCAAGTGCAATTCCAGTTAAGTGTGGAGACTCTGGAGACTCACCAATTTCCTCATTATATTCTTCTGTTCTCCATCCAGCTAGAACATTCATTTGTCCACCAATCTTTTTCTGTAAACGCATTAGATAAACCTTTGCATCTAAATCTACGTTTACCCAACCTTCAAGACCTAACACTTTAGGATCTACCCAATCACCGGATATCTTGACCCTAGTGTCGCTCCCATCTTTTACCTTCTTACAGTTGGGCAAGCCCCAATATTCTTTGACAGTCGGAGGTGGTGGATTGTTCGTTCCTTCTGTGGAATCCCACTTCTGTTCCATACTATTTATTATGTCTTTCTTGCGTTCATCTGACAATCGAATGCCACCATTTCGCACTGCTGTAGATGTATTCAGATTAGAGATAGCCTTAAGCCGGTCAACAACCTTTCTATAACGATTAGAATAATCATCAAGTGGTCGGTTAACATCCTTAATAAGAGCCTCAATATTAGTAGCGTATGCACAAAATCTCATAATCATAAATTCGATTTCTTCGATTGCGGGGTTTTCGAAAAGTCCTGCAATATAGTCAATAAGACCTTCAGCCTCATCCTCTACGTCTTTTTGTTTATCTTCGTTTAAAAGCAAACAAGCTCTTTCTCTTTTCTCTACAATAGTTTTAACGATATCTTCGCGAATAAAGGTTTGAATATCGCCGATGATATCCATAATATTAAAGTTTTCGACTAATGCCATTACCTCTTCGAATACTTTTTTGATCAATTCCTTAATGAGCTTTTTAATTTCACCCATTAAAAATTCTATCGTGGCCTTTTGTGCAAGTTGATTTATTGCCTCATCCAGATTTCTCAATTTTGATAATATCTTTGTAATGGCATCGTCAATTGCAACCAACGTATCAAAGAATGCATCAATCGCACCAAATACTTGAGGTACCAATTTACAAAACCCACCTAGAATACTATCAGAAAATGATGCCTGATAATATGCGTCTAGGTCTCTTAAGAGGCCATTATAATTTACATTAGCCTTATTATTAAGTCCATTTGGAGTGAGGTTATATTGATCGAGAAAATCTGCGACCTCAATATTACTTAAATTACCTTTATCCCATCGACGACTAAGGCCAGGGTAGTTTTCTAGTGCATCTTGAACATAATCTGTCCTTAAGAAAACTCCATTAATAAAATCTGACGAATCATAAATTGCGTTACCATAAAGATTAGTAAGTCTTGCAAGGGGATTTCTTTCTGCGTCTCGTAAGACATTAGTGGCATACTCCTGCGAGAATTGCTTCACCTTACTGAGAGTGAATTCTCCGTCTGCGTCAACACCAACACCCCCAGTTAGGGACATTGATGCCATTCTTGACTGATCAGTAATGTCTATGCAATTTGATGCCATTTTTATTCCTCAGCCGAAATATACCCACCAGTAGACTGGGTATTTTCAAATTTAATATAAGAGAGTGCAGCCGACCGTGAAGGCGGTTCTGGCATTTGACACTCTGCTGCATTAATTGTTGGCAATGCAAATGATGGAACTCCAGGCGATACTGCAGGAATTGCAAGACCCATTGCCATTGAAATTAAATCATCGATAAACACAGAGGTACCTTTAATACTGACATTTGCAGCCCCTTGTAGAGACATCTGTGTATTAGATTTAATGTGAGCTGGTCCAGCAGTAGACTCCATAAAGAGACCGGTGAGAGACCTCACATTAAAACCAGTACCATTCAATGCAGGAATGAGACCATTACAGTCAATAAACATATTCGACGATCTCATATGAATATTCATACCCGAAAAGAACGTCGTACTTGTATCGGCGAATACCTCAAATTTACCACTCAGCGGACTGAGAGGATTTAAATTTGCATGAAAGTATATATTATTACCTTTCACATTTACCCGAGTTTTACCTTGAACCTGTAATTCTTTTTCAGCAAGAATTGACATTGTGCCGACATTTGCCTGAATCTTTACATCTGCAGCTCTCATTTGAATCTGATCACCACCGTTAAGGTTCATCTGTCCACCCACGCCAAATTGCGCATTGCCGTGTACCAGAAGATTGTAGTTCCCTTCAATCTCTTCTGTCTTGTTACCTTTCACGTAAACATGAGCATCGCCACCAATCGTTACTACGTGATTAGCACCAGTGCCTTCATATTTGTTTTTCGTGGTGACCTCGTGTCTTGCCCCTTTGGATTTCTCGGCAACATTACCCATCGAATCGATTTGAATATATGACCCTTCCTTGTGACGAATTGTAATTCTCTCGCCACCGGGTGAATCATCAAGCTCGATTGAATGGTGTACAGTCTCAATCACACGATTGTGTGGGTATTTTGTAGCATATGCTGTTTGTGGTTCACTCCAATTCTTGCCTGTGCCACCAATCTTGAAGCCTTCAATTCGATTGACCTCTTGTGATGCAACACCAGTTTCTTCGATATTCTCACCTCTTGCCAAACGAGACATTTGAGCCTGTCCAGCATCACGTGGTGAATGTCCTTTTGCAAGAAGTTTACCATCGCGTTTTGGTATCGCACCCATAACCTTATCATCAACGGGTTCAACAAATTGTGTTGGTAATAACCCTAGAACTACCGGTACCTGTGCTGCTCTACCGTCAAGAAACATGCCATAGACATATGAATTAATGGCAGGCAAAAAGTTATTTGGATCATAGTTACCATGGGCAACCATAGACCAAGGCAAATCTTCAGTAGAAACCTGAGCCTTTGTACCATGAATACTAAACGCACGAACCTTTACTCTGCCCATTAATGTGGGGTCATCATTATCTTCAATGATACCCAGAAAGAAAAGTGGTTCTCGTATTCCTACGCCTAATTCAAATGACATATTTCCCTCATTGTTTACTCATATATCTAACTAGTTTTAATTTTGTTTCTAAAACATTATTTGCCATTACGTGTTCAGTTGTGTGAACCAGATAGTTACCAGAGAGTCTTTGATTATCGACTGTCTTATCTGCCACTGCACTAAATCTTGAAGCCTTTATATTTACAACCATACCCGGTTCTATATCTAGTCTACCTTTTAGATGAGCAGTAGCCGAGACATAATTTAAATGATGTGAATGCTTTAGGTTTTGTGAAACTATCTCGGTATGATATTGATTTGGTTTATTTACGCCGGGGATCTTTTCTTTATAATCTTTGTAGATCATAAAACGCAATGCGTTATCTTTATTGGTATATTTTTCGATCCACTCTTTACTGTGTATATCATCAGTGATTGAACCAGAGCCCATATCAGTGAACTCATTCTTTTTATATTCAAATGTCTTGTCTGTTACCTTACCTCGGAGCAGATCAATTACAAATCCTCTGTTCTTGTAGCCACCCGCAAAGATATCTGCCGAATCATCGACTCGAGTATCGTTCATCATGGCTTCGATTTGCATGATTTGTGCTTTAGCGTCTTTGGGCTCTCTTCCAGTCACAGGATTAAATACCAACTGTTTTTCTCTACTAATCCCTGGTCTGTCAAGGTTTTTATTTGCCTGTGCAAATTTAATTAACCATTCATCTGTCACCCAGTAATATCCTGTGATTGTTTCAAAGAATCTAAATGCCGATGATTTACTTTCTTCACTGTAAGCTCTTTGTGCAATAAAATTCAATGCCGAAGCCGGTGTGAGGTTTGGAATGACCGTAGCAAGACTTAATGTGTCTGCCGAATGTTCAAAATAAACTGTCTTTGCATTACCAATGGTTCCACGAACATCTTTAAAACTGGGTATGCCCGAGTACAGCATATTCCCCGAGTCAAAAACCTTACCATAACTTTGATTGAAAATGTTTTGTGCGACATCACTGGCTGTTCTTTTCTTAAAGGCTTGTATAATCTTTTTTGTTCCTGCTTCGAAACTTGTCTTTGATATTACATGAAGATTATAAATTAAACCTCTATAGTTACTATGAGGCTGTACACCATCGACACGGACAATATAACCTTCGATGAAAATTTTGGTGCCGAGATCCTTACACTCAATTTCTAACTCAATTGTTTCCTCACCACGAACCTCACCAAACTCTCGTTCACCTTCAAGCCAACCAATCATATCGGCAACCTGAAGAACAATACTAAACGATGGAGTGGTGATTGATTGAGTAATTGAGAATCCACCAATGAGTGCTACGATATTTTCAGTCTTGGTTTTACTGAAATTGCTCACCTCAGCCTTCGTGATCATAGCCTTTGATGGATTGAAATCTCCGGTAGTCATTTACTAGTCACCACTATTTCTTAATGCATCGATGTATTCTTTCGAAAGCTGTGCCGTGAAATTCTTATCGAACAAATAAATCTCTTTCTTATTATCATTGAGATCTTGTTCATATTGGTATATACGATACGGCTTCCATTCTTCCGGAATAATTCGTTTAATAATAATTTTACGACCTTGTTCAGTTCGCAGAATTACTCTGTCCTCTCTTCTCAGATATATCGTCTGAAAAGATTCTGGAGCTAATAAAATTTCGTCAACTGCCATTATTTCTTCCTCGTGATAGACCAGATAGTACCGGACGGACCTGTATCGGTGTCTACTTTGTATTTGTTACCCACTGTCTTCTTAACGAGACGAGAATATAATCTTTCACGTCCTTGCAAACCTTTCTTCTTTGACTTTTTGTCTTTGGCAGCCGACAGATTCATATACTTGGGGTTTTCCATTTTAATGAAATCAGCAATCAAGTTCATAACAGTTGCCAAGATACGTAATGCGTCACCTTCACCCGTAACAGATTGTTCACCATTACGTTCAAAACTAATCTCCCAAT